AGGGTAAAAAGATCCCGGCAAAGAAGCTCGCTGCGGCAGCTAAGAAACCGGGAAAAATGGGCCAACGTGCGAGACTCGCACAAACTTTACGAGGGTTTAAGAAATGAAAAAGGTTAAAAAATATCAAGCTGGTGGTATATCAATGCCTGAACCTGTTCCTGTTGAACCTGCTCCGTTCGGGCGCGGTGTACGTAATGATGATTTACCGGACCAAGCAGCGGTAAATGCTCTTAGAGCTAGGGGCAGAGCCATGCAAGCTGCTAGTCAAATGCGTGGGGAGCGTCGTGGGATGTCTTCTAGCCCATCTCGTATGGCGAGTATGAAAAAAGGCGGCAAAGTCAAAGCTAGGAAAATGGATGGTTGCGCCATGAAGGGCAAGACCCGAGGGAGAATGAGGTAATGAAATGCTACCAAAAAGGTGGTATGCCCAAGCCTGATATGCGCTCTTACGAAGAGCAGCAGAAAGATATCGACGCGAAGCGTAAAAAGACAGCGGAAGAAAAAGCTGCTGCTAGAGAACGCGAGGCGAGAGACGCTGAGATGGACCGTAAGATGCGAGAGGCGCGTAAGAAAGCTAAGACCACTCCACTTTTTAATAAAGGTGGCATGATCAAATCCAAAAAGATGGATGGTTGTTGCGTGCGTGGCAAGACCCGAGGGCGGATGTGTTAATGGCAAAAACTAAAAGCAAGGTGAACGCAGCGAAAAACTACACCAAGCCCGGTATGCGTAAGCAGTTGTTTGAATCCATCAAGGCTTCGGCAACACACGGCACCAAGGCAGGTCAATGGTCAGCGCGCAAGGCACAGCTTTTAGCCAAGAAGTACAAAGAGAAGGGTGGTGGATACAAGGCATGAGAGATCCGCAACGATCTTTGAAGGCTTGGGGCAAGCAGAAATGGAGAACCAAAAGTGGTAAGCCATCTAGTAAAACAGGTGAAAGATATCTACCTGAAGCTGCTATTAAAGCTCTCAGCCCTGCTGAGTATGCCCGAACAACCGCCGCCAAGCGAAAAGGTAAAAAGGCGGGCAAGCAGTTCGTCAAACAGCCGAAAGGTATCAGCAAGAAAACCCGTGCGTATCGTCAAGCGGGGAAGTAAGAAGTAATGGCCTACAACACCACAGCCACGACTAATTTTAACCTCGATCTCAACGAGATCATTGAGGAGGCTTTTGAGCGTTGTGGGGCCGAGCTTAGAACGGGTTATGATTTCCGTACCGCCAAGCGCAGTTTAAATCTGATGCTGATGGACTGGGCCTCACGCGGTATCAACCTTTGGACTTTAGAAACAGGAACGCAGGCATTGACTGCGGGTACAGGGACGTACGATCTTCCTGCTGACACAGTAGACCTCTTAGATCACGTGATCCGTACGGGTACAGGACAGAATCAAACTGATATCAACATCAGTCGTATTTCCTCCAGTACTTACGTTGCGATACCTAATAAGAACGCGACGGGTAGGCCCATTCAGATTTGGATTGATCGGCGTACGGGGGCGACTGATTCTTTGGGTAGCGTGGTCTATCCCCAGTTTACGGTTTGGCCTTTGCCAGATTCCGGTACCACGTATACCCTTTTTTATACCCGTCTGCGTCGTATGCTCGATGCAGGCACAGGCGTGAATGGGCAAGATATCCCGTTCCGTTTCCTCCCCTGCTTGGTAGCAGGGCTGTCGTATTATTTGTCGATGAAGATTGCGGGCGCTGAAGCACGAACCCAAATCCTGAAAGCCCAGTACGATGAGGCTTGGGATATCGCGGCAGGCGAGGATCGTGAGAAGGCCCCTGTTCGGTTTGTTCCGAGGCAGAGCTTTGTTGGGTCCTACTAATGGGCAGCAGGTTCTCGTCCGGTAAAAATGCGATTGCCGAGTGTGATCGGTGCGGATTCCAGTACAAACTGAAACAGCTTAAAGAGTTGGTGATTAAGACCAAGAATGTGAATATCTTGGTGTGTCCGGAGTGTTGGGAGCCTGATCAGCCACAGTTGCAGTTGGGCATGTATCCGGTTGATGACCCACAGGCTGTGCGGAACCCGAGACCTGACACGAGTTATTACACGGACGGCAATGATGGTGCCGGTGGGAGTAGAATGATCCAATGGGGTTGGAACCCTGTTGGCGGTGCGAGGAGCTACGATGTGGGCTTGACCCCGAATACGCTGGCCCCCGCAGGTGAAGTTGGAACGGTGACGGTCGTTACGACCTAGGAGATTTGAGATGAAGGATATGAGCAAGATCAAGCCGAACACCGACCCGACCGGTGAGAACGGCTATCCTGAAAAGGATGTGAACAAGGGCGTTACCCACATGAAGATGAAGGGTGCTGGCGCAGCGACGAAGGGCACGAAGTTCGTATCGCAGATCAATTTGCGATTCAACGGTAAGGTTCGAGAAGGCTGGAGCTAATGAACTACTCACAGCTTACTTCGCTGATTCAGGAGTATTGTCAGTCCACGGAGACTTCCTTCGTGGCGAATATCCCTAATTTTGTGCAGTATGCTGAAGAGCGTATCTACAACACCGTACAGCTTCCCGCACTTCGTCAGAACTCGACTGCCTCAACTACCTCGGGGAATCAGTACATGGCGCTGCCGTCAGATTGGCTGGCGACATATTCCTTGGCGGTGGTGGATGGGAGCGGGGACTATCAGTTCCTTCTGAACAAGGATGTGAACTTTATTCGGCAGTCATTCCCTTCAGCGTCTTCTACAGGGCTACCTCAATACTATTCGGTTTGGGATGACACAACAATGTTGCTAGGGCCGACTCCCGATGCAGCCTACACGTTAGAACTGCACTATTACTATTACCCACCGTCTATCGTTAACGCGGGCACTTCGTGGGTCGGGGACAACTTTGAGAATGTTCTGTTGTACGGATCATTGCGCGAAGCGTACACCTACTTAAAAGGTGAGGCTGACATCATCGCGGAGTACGACAAGAAGTACATGGAAGGTATGGCGCAACTCAAACGGTTGGGCGATGGAATGGAGCGTCAGGACGCATATCGTTCTGGACAAGTGAGGATTCCGGTGACATGAGTTTTACGGCTTCTTCTGAAATTGGTAATGTATTTGTTCAGACCACGCATAATCGTGGATTTACGACGGAAGAGATTGCAGAGAGGGCGGCGAACAAACTCCTACAGGTAGATACCAAGGAGGCCCTGATGCAGGTGCTGATAAAATATTTGCGCGAAGCACAAGAGTCTGAGCGTAACGAGATGAGGAAAAAACTCTTGCAGGTTGGACATAAAGACGCAGCAAATTATATTGGAGACTTGTAATGGCTATTTCTCAAGCAATGGTGACTTCGTTCAAGGTAGAAATCCTTGACGGCGTTCATGCATTTGGCTCGTCAGTTGTTCGCGCTTCTGAAGCCCCGGACGTATTTAAACTCGCTTTGTATACGTCTTCGGCAACGTTGGATGCAGCAACCACCGCTTATACCACTTCGGATGAAGTCTCTTCTTCAGGGACCAACTATCCTGCTGGTGGTTTAACGCTCACGGTTTCGCAGGTTCCGACTTCGAGCAGCACGACGGCATATTTGGATTTTGATGACCTGACATTCCCGTCAGCGACTTTGACGGCAGCCGGTGCGTTGATCTACAACGAGACGCAAAGTAACAAAGCGGTTGCGGTGCTGGCGTTTGGTGGGGATAAAACCTCGACCGCAGGTAACTTCACGATCCAATTCCCGACCGCTGACGCATCGAACGCTATTCTGCGTATCGCTTAACGGAGGCCGTTAAATGGCCCTCGTTCTTGCAGATCGGGTCTTAGAGACCACTACCACCACAGGTAGCGGGACGATTACGCTCGCGGGGGCTAACCCCGGCTATCAGGCGTTTTCAACCGGTGTCGGTGATGGGAACCAAGCCTATTACACCATTGCGGGTGCGACCGAATGGGAAGTGGGTATCGGTACCTATACGGCTTCGGGGGATACGCTGTCCCGCGATACGGTACTTGCCTCTAGTGATAGCGGTAACAAGGTTACCTTCTCAGCGGGAACCAAAGAGGTTTTCGTTACCTACCCTGCTGACAAAGCGATCTACGCTAATGAGTCGGGCAATGTCAGTGTTGCGTCTGGGAAGATTATTGATCTAGCGACACCGACCGTTGCCAACGATGCGGTTAATAAGCAGTACGTTGATGATCTCGTAGCAGCCGGTCTGACTTACCACACCCCCGTTAAATACGAAGTTCCAAGTACCACCGGCAATCTCACTGCAACCTACAACCAACCGGGCGGAGCAGGAGACGGGGTAGGCGCTACGCTGACCAATGCAGATACGCTAGGTGCCTTTACGCCAGACGGAGTTGTTGCGTCTGTTAATGATCGAATCCTGATCTACAACCAAACCAATGCGTTTGAGAATGGCGTTTACACGGTTACCACAGTTGGTGATGGTTCGACAGCGTGGGTACTGACCCGTGCGACCGATGCGGATAGCTATGCCCTAAAAGATCCAAACGGGTTGGGGGAAGGTGATGCGTTCTTCATCACTTCGGGTAACACCGGAGCGGGTGAAACCTACGTCTGTAATACGACCGGCACCATCACATTTGGTTCCACAGCGATTAACTTTGTTCAGGTTTCTGCGACACAGATCTACATTGCAGGAACCGGCATTGATATTACTGGCCCGACCATCTCATTGCAGACTCCGGTTACGGTCGCAAATGGCGGAACGAACTTAACTTCTGCCCCGACAGATGGGCAACTCCTGACGGGTAACGGAACCGGCTACACGCTCAATACGCTCCAAGCAGGGACCGGAATTAGCATTGCCAATGCGCCGGGTTCCATCACGATCTCTGCCACATCTGTTACAGGTCCAATCTTAGAATCTGACATTACGATTAGTCAGAACTACAGCCTGACATTGAGCAAGAACGGGTTGAGTGTAGGTCCGGTGACTGTCGATGCAGGCTATACGGTGACTGTTCCAGCAGGACAGCGGTGGGTGGTGATATGAGTATTGTTAGTGCAGGCACCACATTAACTACCGGTCTGTCTTTAGCGTCAGATACCAATGGCAATTTGATTATCAAGACCGGCGCATCAGCGGTCACTGCTGTCACCATTGGAGCATCTCAAAGTTTAACTGTGGCGGGTGTGGCAGCGTTCCAAGATAATGTCACTCTTCCAGCTTCTACCACGATCAACAGTGTGTCGTACACTTGGCCTGCTGCGGATGGATCGTCAGGGGATTTTTTAACCACGGACGGTGGTGGAGCGCTATCTTGGACCGCAGCGGCAGGACTTCCCCCGGTCATCATTGCTGACACGGTTTCTGTGACAGCGGTAGCAGGGAACCACTATGTTTTGACAGCCGCGTCCTTAACGACTGTGACGCTACCTGCTTCTCCGACTATAAGCGATACCGTGTATGTTACGGTTGCTAATGGACTAACTACGAACGTGGTAGATAACAACGGTAAACCTATTCAAGGCGTTTCTGAGAGCTTAACCTTGAATGCAACTTACGCTTCGGCGCAATTACGTTTTACTGATAACACGAAAGGTTGGGTATTCGCATGAGCCAGTTTACTCAGTTTCTTCCGCAGGGTGATTCTTTTCTTGGTGAAATGATTGCCGGGCCAAGCGCCTTTTGGGGCGGCAATCCTACATTCCAAGGCAAAGAGTATTTACGGACAGGGCTAATCAAAGAATACTCATCTGATTATGCTGGCTTGTTGCAGGCATTACCTACAGCTTGCATCGCCAATTTTACGACTGATGATTACTACGCAGCTTACCCTGATTGGAACGTAGTGTTCTATAACGGGGGCAGTACTAGGTCAGGCGCTTGGAATGGCCCGCCCAGTTTGTATTATCTCGGCGGCAACTATCATTTAGTTCACCCATGCTATTCAAGTTGGGAGTATTGGTACGGGTATACATGGGCAGTCAAATACGGCAGTTCCTTGTCTGCTGCTCCGACTAATCAATTTCAAATTGCAGGAGACTTTGTAGGCTACGCAGGGAACGCCACTTGGGACTCAGTTCTTTTTAATAATAAAATTATTATGAATTACTTGACGCCTAATAACTCAAGTGTCAATAGAGCTGATATTTGGTACTCAACCGGCGGCGCATATTCAAAGACTTACGATGGTCAAGCAGGAAATGTTAGCCCGTATTATTTCGCCGCAAGCCCTAGTCTTTGCGTAGGGACTGACACCGTAAACAGCAATACAACTCCAAAACTCGTAACATCAACAAACGGCACATCATGGACTGAAAGAACGTCTAATTTAGTCCTTGGAAATGTTGCTCGATTTTTCTATTCACAATCGGCTGACGCGTTTTTTTACATAA